AGTGCCTATTTCATATATACCAGTTGCTCTTTTTTCTACAAGTTCCATTATGTTATCAATTACATCATCAATATAAATAAAATCCCTTGTTTGCGTTCCATCTCCCCATATAACTGGCCTTATTCCATTTTTCATTTGTTTACACCACTGATAAATAACCGACGAGTATTCACCTTTATGACCTTCGCCTGGTCCATAAGCAGCTGAAATTCTTAATCCTAAGGCATTTAATCCGTATCCATAATGTATTTCCTCTAAGCAAGCCTTACATCTTGAATAACTATTATTTTTATTATTAACCGTTGCACTAGATGGATAAACTAAGTATATATTATTTTCTTTACAAAGACCAGCTAATTCTAAAAAGGTATCAATAGTTTCTCTAAAACAATAATCTACATTTTTATTAAATAATATTACCGATGACGGTGAACCAAAAGCATAAATAATATTAGAATTTTTATTTGGGATTGTTTCAAACTTACCAATTCTTTTGGCTAATTCTTTACCAATAAATCCATTTCTACCGAGTAGGCAATTCATATTTTTTTCTTACTTCATTGGCTTGTCTAAGTTGTTCTGCCATAATTTTTTGTGTTATTTGGTCTTTATGAATAGTATAATAAGCCATTATTCTATTCCAAAAAACTGGTTTATATTTACTGCCTATTCTTAACCAATACTCATAATCACTAACTAAATCATTTGTTTCGTCCATTTCACCCATTTCTTCATAAACTTCTCTTTTCCAGTAAACTGAGGGCTGGGGAACAAAGTTTTGCTTTAATAATCTTTGATAACTCCACTCATCACCCCATATTATTCTAACATCTCCGTTTATCATTTCAATTAAGCCATATCCCCATTTATCATTATCTTTTAAGTTTTCACTAACAAACTTAAAGGTTCCTTCGGCTATTCTATCATCATCATTAGCCCAAACAAACACATCGCCAGTTGCTACTTTCATTGCTTGATTCATTGCGTCAGTTATACCCCTATCCTTATTCCAAATATATTTTATCCTTTTATCGTCTGGAAGTAAATGTTTAATTGGTTCACCACCATCTTTTATTATTATTTCAAAATCATCATAATCTTGGTCTAAAATTGCCTTAATAGCATTAACAATAAACTGAGGTCTGTTAAAGGTTGGAATTAAGGCTGATATTTTCATATTCTAAGCTTTATTAGCCAGCAAGTTATCATATATCTGCTTCAGTTGTTTGGCTACTTCTTCCCAGCGATATTGCTTTATTTGTTCTCTGTGGTCTACTTTTCTGCCATATTCTTTCTTAATTGCCTGCTTGATACTAGAAACATTATTATACTTACAAAAAGAAACATTGTTAGGCTTCCAGCCAGAGCCATCAGTTAAAACTATTGGACAATTCTGTGCCATTGCTTCCATTACAGCCAAACTCATTACTTCCGTTTTTGAAGCTAATACCATTACTTTTGCGTATTTATACATTTTTATCAATTCTTCTTTATTCATTGGTGGTAAAATAATAGCCCCTTCAGCTCTAACCTGTTTAGCATAATTCTCATCTGGTGTTTCACCCACACAAATATATTTAAAGCCAAGCTCCTTACAAGCCTTAGCCACTACTAGCTGTCCCTTAAAATTTTCTATTCTCCCAACTGTTAAAACATAATCACCATAATTATTGTTTTTAGGTCTTATATTTCTCAACCAAAAATCATCTATTCCGTTAGGAATTATGTGGATAATGTCATCTTTTATGGTTAATCTTTTTTTAGCTCTTTCTACTTCACATTGATTAGCAAATATAGCAGCCGAACAATTATCTATCATAATTTGTTGCTTCTCATAAGATACAAATCTATCAGTATCGGTATAAATCATAGTGCTAACCCAGGGCTTACGATGTAAATTAGCCATCCAGCAAGAATAAGTTGCCCAAACCATCGGAAAGTTAAAGTTATGAACAATGTCAAACTCTCTTATTCTTAATGCAGGTCTTAATAATCCGCTTTCAATAATTTCTACTCCAACTCCAAGCTTTTCTAATTCTTCAGCGGTTCGTTCCATTTGGATATAGTCACCACCAATCCAAACATCTTTCGGCCTATTAGTAAAAAGAATCTTGGTCATAAATCTTTTTCATTACAGGTCATTAACTCTATAAATCCAGGTTCATTATTCCATAGATTCATAAAGTTTTGAGCCATTGATAAAACTGCTCCAACCGTTCTGTGTGGCCTGCCATATTCATCTTTATAATCTGGGTCAAACTCTTCCTTTACTTCTTTTGATGGACAAGCACAAATATTAACCATTTTACCATTATAGTTATAAGCAATTTCTACTACATCGGTTACACCATATTGTGAAAGGTCATTAATAACAATATTTTTATCAATTTCCTTCAATTTTGTTTCTAATTCTTGTATTGTCATATTATTCACACGCCACGCTTGAGTATATCGGCGTGTCTGAATACTCAAGCGGGAACAATATTATTTTGTTAATTAAGCAGTAGCTCCACTCTTGATGGCAATCACCCAATCAGAATTCAAAACTTTGGCAACAAAATAAGCTTTCCAACCAACAGTAGAATACATATTTAACGGATTAGAAGTGTCATTTGGACCAGGAGTTTTGATAATAATTCGGCTTTCGGGTTGACCCTCTAGGCTTAACATACCATAAGCATTTTTACCAAATACATAAGTATGATAAACCGTAGTGGTTGAACTCTGAGTTACCTCGTTATTGGTTTCAACAAAACGCACACCGTGTAAAACACCAACTTGACCATTTTTATAAAGTTCATTGTTTACATAGGTGTTAGCGTTTAACCATTCGCTATTACCACGTAAGTCATAAGCAGCACTTACGGGAATAACAGCACGAAATAGCCCATCATCAAAAGTTTTGGCTTTGTTTTTCTTTAACGTGCGGACAGCCTTACGAATTTCAGCACCAGTTAAGGTATCAGTGCTTGCTACTGCACTTAAAGCAGATTTACCGCCAGCAAGCTGAACGGTAGCATTAGCAGATAACTCAGCAGCAATTAAGGTATCTAGTGTTTCACCAGCATTTTGAGCCATAACCTCAACGTGTTCTTTTAACCCCTCGTCAAGAGAAGTCATATTAAACAGAGATGAAACAGAAGAATAATTGCCATATTCAGCGATAGTGGCTGAAACAATAGTGCTAGACATCGCAACACCAGTTAAGGAGCTAGAACCCTCACTTAAAGGACTAGTAGCAACTGGTAACGGTGAAAAGCGATTAAAGTAAATAGTCTTACCACTATTTTTTGGCATTACCTTTTTTTGTGCACCGAAATCGTATTGTAGGGCAAGTTCAGCACGGTCTAGAAATACCTTATCATAATAGATTTGCATCAAATTAGATAAGGTTGAAGTAGTAACATTGGCCATACAAATTATATTAACTTAACATCGTAATCAACTTGTTAATAATTAACAAGAACTCGGGCATCAGTTTTTAACGATTACGCTTTTGGCAGTATTTTTTCCAGCTCTTCTAATGGCATATTTTTTAGCTGGTCAGCGGTATATTTCTTCTCAATATCCGACTTTGTGCTGTCAACATCAACAACTGCTGATTCGGCTTTTGCCTTCTCACGCATAATGTCAATGGCTGACTTCACATAAGGATTTTCAAGAGCTTTCTTGCCACCATAAGGTCTTAGAAAATCAATTTCTTCGTCACTAAAACCTTCTGTTTTTAATTCCAGCCTTTCTAATTTGTCATTAACATCATCTGGATGAGATACTGCCTGCCCTTTAAGATTTGATGACAACTTGGCTAGGCGAGCATACAATTTCTTGTTTTTCTCCTCTAGCTGTTTCTTTTCCTCAAAAACTCTTTTATAATCTTCAAGGGTGGGAGTATTGTCATTGTTGTCATCGTTGTTGTTTTCTCCCACATTGTCGTCATTATCGTTGACGTCCGCATCATTTGAAGAGTTGATGTTCTCAATGTCTAATTTTTCTGACATATTTTTGATTGCTGTTTACGACAGCTCGTTATGGAACTTTTAAAGGGTGTTCCTTTAACCCGAATATAATTATTTCTAATTATTCCATTGAATCTTTATTATTAACTTCTGATATTTCTTTAGATTCAGCTATTACCTGAGCATCCTTCAAAAACTTATCAATTAATAAATAAAATTGTATTTTTGCCTTTATTTCCCCCTTAACGCCTCTATTTAAATCACTTAAATCAACATTTTGAATGTTTAGCAGGGGTTCAATGTATTCTCTTAACATTTTATCTACCAATTTCCAATCGGGGTCTTGAAATAATCTTTTTAGTTTTATTAGTTGTTCTGAACTAAACATATATTTTTAATTTTATACTGCTACTTGCGGACTTTCCTGATTAACTGCTTGAGCTGGCTTTCCTTTAATAAGAGCTGTAGCCAATAACTGCTGTGGTGGTTGTTGTGTTTGCTCCGTCTGTGTTTTTTCTAGATTGGCAATTTCTATTTTCATCGGGCTAACCCCAACTCTTTCAGCATATTCATAAAATAACGTCCTGATAACTGGGTCTTGTAAAATTGCTGGATTACTAGCTAACGCTTGAAATATAGCAAATAAATTAGAAGTAATCAACTGGCTATCTTCCTGTTCATTTTCAATGTTAATGTCAAAAGTAAAGTCAGCATCTTTATAAAACCCATCTTTAATTAAAATAAATCTATCGGCTCCCATCTCTTTTAACTGATTTGAAATATCTTGTCTAATGGTTTCCATTACTTGCTCATCTATATATTGTCCATCTAATAATAAATCAATAGCTCTTCTATTAGAAAGCTCTTTGACAAAAGCGCTATCTAATTTGGCTAATTCTTCGGTTGAACCAGTAAAATGTAAAACGTGTTCCAATGTTAAATCTTTTATGGCCTGCGGTATGATTAAGTCAGTAAAGAAAAAGCGAAGCATATTGGCTAAATTTTCTCGTTTTACTCCGTATACTGACTTAACATTTCTATCTTGAATAATAGCATTAGTAGCTGGCATTGTAGCTGGTAAACTTTCGCCACGAGTAGCATCAAAAGAAAAAGTAAGTTCTTTTGCCTGACTAATATATTTTTGTTCTTCTTGGGTAAAGGCCGATAAGTTTCTTTCCTCGTTAGCTAATGGAACCAAACCGCCGTTTTGCCC